TCCAATTCGTGGATTTATCGACTTAATTATGGAGTACGATTCAGAGACCGTAATTGGTGAAATTAAAACAGCTAAGCAAGAGGTGTGGGATCAAAGACAGGCAGAGATGAAGCCTACAACAAACCACTTGCTTCAATTGCTTACATATATGAAGCTAAAGAACGCTAAAGAAGGCTTCTTCCTGTATGAGAATAAGAATACTCAAGAGATTATTGTTATTCCTGTGTCTATGAATGAAAAGAATACAGAGATTATTGAAGAAGCGTTTACATGGATGTGCGAAGTTTGGGATAACTTTAAAGAAGGAGATCTCCCTATGCGTCCAGCAGGTGCCTCAAAGTCTAAAATGCCGTGCACATATTGCCCTATTAAAAAGGAATGCTATGCAGGGTTAACTGGAACAGTTCAAATAGAATCATATAAGGTGCCAAAGCTGTGATTTGTGCAAACAAAGATTGCTTAAACGGTAAAGAGTTTGAGCCTAAAACTCATAATCAAAAATATTGTTCTGATGAATGCTGCAGAATTGCAACTAATAAAAGAATTATGGAAAAGTATTATGAGAAAAAAGCTATTAGAAATGGTGCTGCACGTGGATGTAAAAAATGTAAAGCACAGCTAAGTAGGTACAACGACACTTTGTTATGTGCAGCTTGCCAGAAAAAAATAGATATCACGGCAAAAAATAAGATAAAAGGTATGCTAGATGAAATTAGCTGACCTTGTAAAGACCAGAGCAAATAAAGTTTTAGGAATAGACGCTTCAACAAATTCTGTTGCCTTCTGCCTTATGGGAAATGATAAGCCATTGAAATGGGGTAAAATAGAATTTGTGGGAGCCGATATATATGAAAAAATATATGACGCAAAGGTTAAAACACACGCTATGTTGGAAGAATTAAAGTCAGATTATATTGCAGTAGAGGGGGCTATACTTGTCAGATCACCCGATGCTGTGATAAAATTGTCTTATGTCTATGGAGTTGTTATTGCTGAGCTTATGTCTACTGGTTCTAAGGTTATTACTATTAGCCCATCCTCGTGGCAGGCGTTCATTGGTAACAAAAATCCAACGAAAGATGAGAAGTCTGCAATAAGATTAAAGAGTCCAGGATACGCAGACTCTTGGTATAAAACTCAATTAAGAAATATGCGTAAGCAAAGAACCGTGGATTATTTTAATAATAAGTACGGCCTATCTATAACAGATTTTGACGTAGCAGATGCATTCGGTATTGCTCATTATGCTAATAAGGTGTTGACAGAACGATGAAACTATATCAAAGCCAGACCTGGTTATATAGAAGATATGTTGTTCAAAAGAAAACGGTAACAGAAATTGCCGATGAGTGTAAGGTCTCTGCTATGACTATACAGAGATATTTAGAGAAATTTCAGTTAATTAAAAAAAGATGATACCTAAAATAATTTGGCAAACATACAAGGACCATTTCGATATGCTACAGCCGTATATGAAAGATGCCGTACAAACTTGGAAAGATTTAAACCCAGACTACGAATATAGATATATGAGTGATGAGGAAGCTGCTATATTTGTAAAAGAATTTTATGGACAAGAGATGCACGACCTATTCATATCATTCCCTGTGGGAGTAATGCGTGGCGATCTTTGGAGATATTTAATTATATATGCTTATGGCGGAGTGTATTCAGATTTAGACACTTTATGCAAACAGCCTATAGACACTTGGTTAAAGCCAGAATACGATATGATAGTTTGTCCAGAACACGACCTACATTTCTGCCAATGGACATTTGCAGCTTCAAAAGGAAATGAAATAATAAAGTCAGTTATAGATTTAATTGTAGAAAGAAATAAAAATGCAGATTATAATATCCCACATTTTGTTCATTATTATACTGGTCCAGCAGTTTGGACTAGCGGAATATTAAAAGGGCTAGGCGTTGAAGAGGAAGATCATAAGTGTGATGAGCAATCTACAGATGGTAGATGTAGACATGCACAATTAATAAACAAATCAATAGAATTTAACGAATATGAATCTGTAAAAAATAAAAAATTTTTCTGTTATGGTGGAGAAAATTGGAGAATATTTCATCATACCGCAGTGCATCATTTATATGGAAGTCAAAATTGGCACGATGGATATATTAAATGGATTGAAGAACCTTTGGCAAAGAAGAGCAGATGACTTCACAAAATAATCAAGATAAATTAGCTTTAGAAATTTTAGGAAATGAACCCAACTACTTTGTAGAGTTTGGCGCTGACGACGGAATAACTAACAGCAATACATACACATTAGAGAAATATTACGGCTGGTCTGGAATCTTGGCAGAGCCATCGATATATTCACATGAAAAATTATTTAATAATAGATCATGCAATATAGAAACTAATTGTGTTTATTACGAATCGGGATTAGAAATTAATTTTACAGAAGTAGGAAATGGCTTATCTGCTATTACTAAATATGCCGATAAAGATAGTTGGGCACAAACCAGAGCAGGAGGCACAATATATAAAGTTAAAACTATTTCATTAAAAGATATGTTAGATAAATATAAAGCGCCATCAGAAATAGGGTATTTGTCTATTGACACAGAAGGCAGTGAATATGATATACTAAACGCATACGATTTCTCTAGAATGTTTAAATTAATTACAGTAGAGCATAACTATACTGAACAAAGAGAAAAAATATATGAACTTCTAATACAGAAGGGTTATAGGCGGATATATGAGGATGTATCCCAATGGGACGATTGGTATGTATTATGACATTAAAACCAGTATTTGAAGATGTTACGCAATTTAATTGTAGCGATCTATATTTAAAATCAGTTGGTGCCCCAGCTGGCAATGCTATTTGGACAACCTGCCACGATATTGCACACATGTTAATTGAAAAAAATATCTCATACGGTAACTCAGCCCTTGAGCCAGCTAGAATATTTTCAACGGCGGATTCAACAGAACAATTAAAAGTCCGTATAGATGATAAGCTAAATAGAGTAAAAAATAACCAAGGGTTTGCGGGAGATAATGATATCGATGATTTAATTGGATATCTAGTTCTCTATAAAATAGCTAGATCCAGTTGATTTTTTAGTCGACTAAGAGTATACTCTAGTATATGTCCGAAATTGAATTAGCCGACCACTTTGACCGAATGAACATAGTAGTCTCAGAACTGCTAAAGGGAAACAACCCAACTCAAATTGCAACCGTTACAGGATTTAAAAGATCCGAAGTAGTCGAGCTAATAGATGAGTGGAAGAGCGTAGTCCACAATGACACAGCGGCCCGTGAAAGGGCTAAAGAAGCTATCTCTGGAGCAGACCAACACTACGCAATGCTTATTAAAGAAGCATGGAAAACTGTTGAGGATGCAGATCAAGCAGGACAACTGAGTGTTAAATCAGGAGCACTAAAGCTAATTGCAGATATTGAGGGCAAAAGAATTGGAATGCTTCAAGAAGTTGGGCTATTAGACAATGCAGAGTTAGCAGATCAAATTGCTGAAACTGAACGTAAACAAGACATCCTAATAAAAATACTAAAAGAAGTAACTGCTTCGTGTCCTAAATGTAAAATGGATGTTGCAAAAAGATTATCTCAGATTACTGGCATTGTCGAGCCAGTATTTATAGAAACGGAAATATCATGAACAATAGACTTTTTATATTTGACTTAGACGGGGTACTTGTAGATAGCAAAAAAATACATTTTGATTCATTAAATATTGCATTAAAAGAAGTAGACGAAAAATATGTGATATCAGAAGATGATCAGTATGGAATTTTCGAAGGTCTTACAACAAAACAAAAATTAAAAATATTGACTGAAACTCGTAATCTGCCAGAAGAGTATCACGAGAAGATATGGAAATCAAAGCAGGAAAAGTCAATTAAATTTTTTGAAAATCTACCTAAAGATGAAGAATTAATTGAAATATTTAAAGTTATTAGAGAGTATAACGTAGATGTTGCTGTAGCAAGTAACTGTATTAAAGAAACTGTTGAGGCCTGCCTAACATCTTTAGGCTTAATAGACCATGTAAATCTTTATCTGGCCAATGAAGATGTTGTTTCGCCAAAACCAAATCCAGAAATATATTTGATGTGTATGGAAAATATGCAAACTACTAAATGGCATACAGTTATTTTTGAGGATAGCCTTGTTGGTAAATCTGCAGCTGTTTCAAGTGGAGCCAAATTGGTAAGCATTAAAAACAGAAGTGATCTTAATATGGATTTAGTATTAAGTCATTTGAATCCAACAAGAAAAAATATAAATGTTCTTATTCCAATGGCTGGAGAAGGTTCCAGGTTTGTTGAAGCAGGATATGCAACACCTAAACCTTTAATTGAAATTGATGGAAAGACAATGATTAACATAGTCCATGATTCTATTGATCTGGACGCTCACTTTATTTTTGTTGCAAAAGAAGAGCACGTAAAAGATTACGATTTATATAAAAAAATTGGTGAATTTTGTAACGACTTTGAGATTGTAGTGCAAAAAGAGAAACTAGAAGGGGCAACCTGCTCAGCTCTTTTAGCAAAAGATATTATTGACAACGATTCGCATTTAATAATTGTCAATTCAGACCAATACATAAGATGGAATGCAAAAGATGACATGAACTTGTGGGTTGAATCTGGAGTAGATGGTGCTGTTATGACATTTCAATCTAACGAAGATAAGTGGTCTTATGTAGAGCTAAAGGATCCTTTTGTAAGACACGTATACGAAAAAGTTGTTGTAGGTCAAGAAGCAACTTGTGGACTTTATTATTGGAAATCGGGATCAGATTTTGTAAAGTATGCTCAACAAATGATTGATAAAGGAATAAGAACTAACAATGAATTTTATATTGCTCCAGTTTACAACGAAGCAATAGAAGATCAGAAAGTCATAACTACTTTGCGAGCAAAAGAGTTTCGTGGGCTAGGAACTCCAGAAGATTTAGAAAGATATTTGGATCAGGGACAAAATCCTAAGTTTACTCCCAAAGATAAAAGCAGGTATTTTTTTAATAATTCTGAAAACGTGCCAAAAAATGATGAAGACTATATAGAGTCTATATATGAAATTACTAATTCAGAAATTTGCGTATCTTATTTAAATGCCAAGTACGAAGTTTTTGACTCTAAGTATGATGACTTTAAAGAAGAAAGTTTGCAAAAGGTTGTAAGTGCTGGGCCGCATGACCATCAGCTTATGCTTCATCCAATAATAACTTCAATAGACAAGAATTACGTTAAAGGCGAAAAAGAAAAGTCAGTTTATGTAACAGCCTACACATCAAGATTTTTTCATATCTATTTAGAGCTTCTTCCAAAGTTATTCTTTTTGAAAAGAATAGACCCTGACTTTAAATTAATTATTTTAGCAGACACACAAGTTGATAGAAATGGAATTTTTGTTGGACTAAATAGTAAAAATGCTAAAAATTTATACGGAAGAGAAGAAGATGCCTCATCCCTAGCGTTTTGGCTAGAGGCTCTCGATATAGATTTTGAATGCGTTACACTTAAAGATTTAATGGAAAAAAATTTAACATTTGCAAAGTCTTATGTTTTTTATGAAAGAAAAGATCTAGTTGTCCATAATGCAAAAAAGGAATACTGTGACCAATGGCTAAACCCAAGTGTTTCAAACATGATGGTTTATTTCCCTGCATGGCTTTTACATAGAAGCAATGGACCCCACGAGCTAGATATAATTAACTATACAAGAAATGAAATAAATTCATTTTTAGAAAAAAGAAAAAAGATAAAAAAGAAGATATACATATCTAGAAAAAATTACGAAAGAGTTCATCCTAATGAAATAGGTATTGAAAATTATTTTCGTGAAAGAGGGTTTGAGTCGGTATGCATGGAAGACTTTACTCCAGAAGAACAAATAAATATTTGTAGATCTGCATCAGACATAGTCTGTTATGTGGGATCAAGCATGGTCAATCTATATCATCTAGACCCACTAGATGACGGTATTGTAAATATAACTGTGTTAGCTTTAGCTGAACCACGTCAGCCAGAGTTTATTGATCAAATGTATAATCACTATTCAAATATTATTACATCAGAGTCTCAAAAGTTTTCTCAAAACATAAAAATAAGATTAATAGACATTCCACCTATTATGGAAGTTCCACAAGTTCATCGCACCCTGCAAAGGATGCTTAATCTTTAAAATGGATCTTAACTTTAATGATTTAATCGACATACTAGACGGAGAAGAGTTTGATGAGCGTCCAGTAGACCTACGCACATTTGTAACAAGCCCAGATTACCTAGGACTTCCACCTTTATCTGAGTATCAATATATATTAATTGAAAAATCTTCGCAGGTCTATAAAGAGTCTACTCTGATTAAATTATTTGGGGAAGATGAAGGAAAAAGAATGTTTAAGCAAACGGCTAATGAAGTTGTTGCTCAACTTGGAAAAGGTTCTGGAAAAGACTACTGCTCAACCATATCAGTAGCCTATATAGTATATTTACTATTGTGTCTTAAGGATCCAGCTCAGTATTATGGAAAGCCTCCTGGAGATTCTATTGATATCATTAACATTGCTATTAACGCACAGCAGGCAAACAACGTTTTCTTTAAGGGATTTAGAACACGAATAGATAAGTCTCCATGGTTTACTGGAAAGTATACTGAAAAGGCTTCTGAGATAAAGTTTAATAAGAATATAACAGTACACTCAGGTCACTCAGAGCGTGAGGCCTGGGAAGGATACAACGTTATCGTAATCATCCTTGATGAAATTTCAGGCTTTGCTACAGAAAATACAACTGGACACGAGCAAGCTAAAACTGGTAGTGCAATATACGAGATGTATCGTGCATCAGTCGATTCACGTTTTCCAGACTACGGAAAGGTTATTCTGCTTTCATTTCCAAGATATAAGAATGACTATATTCAGCAGAGATATGAGGACGTTGTTGCAGAAAAAGAAGTGGTAGTTAGATCCCACCACTTTAAGCTTGATGACTCTTTACCAGACGGAACAGATGGTAATGAATTTGATATCGAGTGGGAAGAAGACCATATATTATCCTATAAGTATCCAAGAATGTATGCTCTTAAAAGACCAACCTGGGAGATTAATCCCACAAGAAGTATAGATGATTTTAAGGTAGCGTTTTATAAAAATGCACCAGACGCACTAGGAAGATTTGCATGTATGCCTTCTGAAGCCATCGATGCATTTTTTAAATCTAGAGAAAAAATTGAAACCGCATTTAGCAATAGAGCTTTGGCCGTAGACGAATTTGGAAGATTTGAAAATTGGTTTGCGCCAGATCCAGATAAAGAATATTTCTTGCACGTTGACTTGGCCCAAAAGCATGACCATTGTGCCGTTGCAATGGCACATGTACAAAAATGGGTAAATGTAAAAGTGACTGATACATATTCCCAACCAGCTCCAATTGTAGAAGTTGATGCAGTTAGGTACTGGACGCCTACCCCAGATAAGTCTGTAGACTTTACCGAGGTTAAAGATTATATATTATCCCTTAGGACAAAAGGATTTAAGATTCGTGTGTGTACATTTGACCGATGGAACTCACACGATATGATGCAACAATTAAAACAGTATGGCATTAATACAGAAAACCTATCTGTTGCAAAAAAACATTACGATGATATGGCAATGGTTGTAGCTGAAGACAGATTAAATGGACCAGCAATTAAATTACTTATTGATGAGTTACTGCAATTAAAAATTATGAGAGATAGGGTTGATCACCCAAGAAAAGGATCTAAAGATTTAGCGGATGCGGTGTGCGGTTCTGTGTATAACGCAATTAGCAGAAGTAGGCCACAAAACAATGAAGAGATAGATATACATACCTACAGCTCTTTAAAGTGGGACAGAGAAAAAGAAGAAGATGAAATAGTTATGAACATGATAAGGCCACCAAGAATGCCCAAGAACTTATCAGATATGTTAGATGGAATGGAAATAGTATGAGTATATATCAAGAAAGAGCTAAAGAATGTAAATGCTGTGGTAAGCATGTGCCTCTACCAACAGTATTAAAAGAGTATAATGGAACCGTCTTATGTCCAACAACATTTTCTAATGTAGTTGAATATAAAAGAATTTGGGCTGCATCTGGTAAAAGACCGATGGGAAATATCCGTAAACATTTTTCAG